TGCTCGACAAGATCGACCAAACGATTGCGGCCGACTACTCAAAAAAGACCGGCAAGCCGATGTCCGAAATGCTCGCGCTGATGGAAGCCGAGACCTGGATCGACGCAGCGGAAGCGGTCGAGATGGGATTCGCCGATCGCATCGCTGCCGCGCCTGCTGCAGCCACAAAGAATCAATGGGATCTGTCCGCTTACAAGCGCGCGCCGATCTCCGCACAAGACACGCCGGAAGCACCGGCACCAGACCCTGAGATGCCAGCGCCGACTGAGTCGGGCGCATACGCGCACGCGCGACGAATGCTCGCGCATCTCGACCGAATCGGCTAACGGCGCTCCGCCACCACCGATGACCAGCCGCCTTAGGGCGGCTTTTTTTTTGCCTTTTTTGGAGGGACTTATGTCCACATCGATCCAAGCATTGCGGGAGCGTCGTGCCGCAGTCGCGCTGAATGCGCGTCAAATCCTCGACGAAAACACTGGCGACAAATGGACTGTGCAGCTCGGCGAGCAAGTCAATGCGCTGTATAACGAGATCGGCGCCATCGACAGCCGCATCAGCAGCGAAGAGCGCTCGATGCAAGTCGAAGCCGAGAACAAGGTCGAGAAGCTGCACGCTTCGGATCACGATCCGCTCTCGCCGAAAATCCTCTTCAACAAGTGGATGCGCGGCGGCGATACCGGCCTGAGCGCAGCCGAGTGGACTGCCGTTCGTAACACGATGTCAACCACCACCAACTCGGAAGGCGGCTTCACCGTTCCGTCGCTGATCTCCAGCACGCTTTACGACAGCATGAAGGCTTTCGGCGCAATGCGCGTCGTTGCTGACAACATCCGCACCGCTGACGGTCGTCCGCTGTCTTTCCCAACTTCGGATGGCACCGCAGAAGTCGGCGAGATCATCGCGCAAAACGTCACCGCAACTTCGGCTGATCCGACCTTCGGCACCGTCGCACTGAACGTCTTCAAGTATTCGTCGAAGATCGTCGCAGCGCCCGTCGAACTGATCCAAGACTCGACCATCGACATTGAGTCGTTCATCCGCAACCGTCTCGCGCAGCGTCTCGGCCGCATTGCCAACCAGCATTTCACGACTGGCACCGGCTCGGGCCAGCCGTCGGGCGTTGCTCAGACTGCAGGCGCAGGCAAGACCGGCGCCGCCGGCCAGACCGCAACAATCGTTTTCGATGACCTCATCGATATGGTGCATTCGGTTGACCCGGCCTATCGCTCGACTCGCAGCGCTTTCATGACCAACGACGCACTTGTGCGCGTCATCCGCAAGTTGAAGGATTCGCAGAATCGTCCGCTTTGGGTGCCGTCTTTCGAGCGCGGCATTGTTGGCGGCGTCGGCGCTCCGAATGGCGGCTATTCCGCCGAGTCGAACGCAGTCGTTTTCGACACGCTGCTCGGCTATCCGCTGTGGATCAACAACGATTGCGCCGCTCCTGGTGCGTCCGCGAAGTCGCTCTTTTTCGGCGACTTCTCGTACTACAAGATCCGCGACGCGATGGATGTGCAGATGTTCCGCTTCACCGACTCGGCTTACACCAAGTTCGGCCAGGTCGGATTCCTCGCCTGGGCGCGGATGGGCGGGTCGCTCGTCGATACCGCTGCAGTCAAGGCCTACAGCCACGCGGCAACCTAAGCCGCAGCAACGATCAGGCGCCGGCTCACAAGGCTGGCGCCTTTTCTTTTTCCATTTGAAGAGGTGACGCAATGGCCGTCGGTGATATCACATGGTTTCGCGCTGGCCTGCTGGCAATCGGCACGAAGCTGATCGATCTGAACGCTGACATTATCAAGCTCGGCTTGATCAAAAGCGCAGCAAATTCGGGCATCGACCCGACAAACATCCTGGCTGATCCGCGCTTCGGCGCAGGCGGAACGACCAACCTGCTGACTTCGCAAGTCAATACCGGCACGAGCTACACAACCGGCGGGCCGTCGCTGACGACAAAGACGTTTGCGCTGCGAGCAAATGTACCAACGCTGCGCGCGGACATCGTCACGATCGCTCAGGACGCGAGCGGATTCACGAATGCGCGGTGGGGCATCTTGTACGAAGCGGTGACGCTGCGGGCGATTGCATTCGTCGATCTTGGCACTGACCGCAGCGTGGTCGGCGGCGAGCTGAAGATCGACTGGTCGGGCGTTGACAACGACATTCTGACGATCTCCTGAGTATGGGCTCTGCAAACGTCGCCATTCGGTGGCTGCGGGCCGGCGGCTCAGTCTCGCCCGCAATCAGCACCACAGCGCTCACCAGCGCCACCGTCGGCAGCGCTTACAGCTTCACGCTTGCCTTCACCGGCACACCAACGCCAACGATCGCGCTCCAGTCGGGCACGCTGCCCGCTGGCCTGAGCGTGTCGTCAGCGGGCGTCATCAGCGGCACGCCGACGGTCGAAGCAACGACGAGCGGGCTGGTGTTTCGGGCGACGAATAGTGCGGGGTTTGCGGACTCGGTCGCGCTGACGCTGACGGTGGGCGCCGCATCGGCTGGCGGCCCTGTGCTGGTGACTGCGCCAAGCATCACGGTTTGGAGGGCTGCGTAATGCCTAACGTCGGATCGGTTCTGACTGTTTTCCCTGCTCGTTATAACAATGAATACTTTTATAGTCTGACTGGGACTACAACCTATTTTTCTAGTTCAGAATTGGAAATTTCCGGTGGGTCATCAGACGATGGCGCATATGTTGGCTTCGCGGTTTGCTGGTTAAATCTCGTAAATCCAGCAATTAACCGAGTCATTACCGCGTATAACGGTACTACAAAACGCGCCACGCTTTCGCAATCTGGTTGGTCAGAAAATTTCGGTCTTAGTCCTGTTGGAGTAGCGCCAACAGTCGGCGTATCAATTTGGGGGTTGTGCAACAATTACCCGGTTGACCGCCGGTATCAATGGATTAAGGACGGCTCAGACATTCCCGGTGCCATTGGTGCCTCATTTACGCCTTACGCACCTGGATCGTATCAGGTAAGAGAGACGGCTTTTTTCCCGTCATATTGGCAAGACACTAGCGGGCCAACGACTAGCACATTGTCTGCGGCGACGACTATTACCGGGACAAGAGATTCTACACTTGTTTATTCGGATAACTTGGTATGGGAAGGTTGTTTTTATGCGCCGGCTACGTCTCCTGACCAGTTAAATTCATTTGGACCCGGCGGGGCGATTGCTTATTATGCCGCAGGCAATGAAAATGCTGGGTCGTTATTTGTTTGCGGAGACTCTCAAAAAATTGGCGAAATATCAATTCCGACGCCAAGCAAGACACTTGGATCTGTCCCAACCGCTAATTTGCTAAACACTGCCGGGTTAGTTGACCCAATCGAAGGGCAGCGGGTAACGTCTGGAATCACTTCCGCAGACGACGGCGTAGTTATTTCGGGGCTGTTGGTAGACGACGGCAAGCTAATTGTGTCGGCGCACGGGTCTTATCAACAAGGTAATAAAGCGTCATGGTTTTGGAGAAGGCCGCTAAACCTTTCTACAGCGGGATCTGTAGAGGGGCCGTTTGCGGTTACTGATTCAGCCTTTAGAGACAACCCAAGATGTTATGCCGGTTATATGGCAAGCGTCCCCTTAGCATTGCAAACCAAGCTCGGCGGGCCTGTTGTTGCTGGATTGGCCGCGCAGTCGGTTGTTTCAAACACCTCGGACGGGCCAACATTTGCTAGTTTTAATCCGGCAAATTTTACATCTGCTGCATCAAACGTAAAGCGCGGATCGTATGTCGCTGCGTCGTCTAACAAGATGACTCTAAGCAGTGGTGCAAGCATGAGTTCGACCACAGACTTTTATGTTGGGTACTGGCTTGCAACCCAAGACGGAACAAGCGAAGCTAGAAAAGTAACCGCTTATAACGGCGCAACAAAAGAAGCAACTGTTTCGGAAAACTGGGCCCCTGGAAGAACTAACAGCAGTTGGATTTTAATTCCCCCAGTTTCCGCTAAATCTTTGTCTATGTACTTGAACGGCGAGCTGCAAGTTAGCGATAACACGCCGAAATTCACCAACATATGGGACTGGGCTTGCTCTCCGATTGGCGGTTACGCAATCCCCAACGGCACCAGAAGCGTGTTGGCTTTTGCTGCGGCAGGCAATAACTTATACATGTATTCATCTCCTGGACAAGTAAGGTATGGCGTCAAGTGCTACGCCGACCCCAGCTCAGGGACTGGAGAAACTAATTACCCGTATTTTAGTCGCTGCTGGGCATATGATGCCAACGAGCTTGAGCAGGCTAGGCTAAACAATGTCAGCCCCGGCAGCCTAAAACCTTACGCGGTTTGGAATTTTCAAGAACCAATACTCGATAACGGTCGCATTTCTGGGGCTGCGTATGATCCGGTAGGCAGGCGTTTGTTTTTGACAAACTTTGCAGGACCAAGCAATAGAATTGTTATCCATGTTTATTCTGTTTCAAATGCGACCTCCTAACCGCATGACATACATCCGAGGGGTGTGCCGTGGCTAGTCCGATGCCGGTTGGCTTTAATTTTCGACAGTTAGAGGCATATGTAACCGACGGATCGCCAGACGTTTTTTTTAATAAAGCCGTTACTGTTGGTTTTGCGAGTGGTGCTTATAGTTCGACGCCTGGTTACGGTTGGTCTGACAATACGGCAACCGGCCTTGACGCTGTAAATAGTAGCTCTAGCGTCAACGCTCGACTGGCAGGTTATGTCTACATTCCAAATTCCTCAACCCCGGCAAACGCCGAATTTCGGGTTGATACGGGCGCGGGCACATTTAATCTGACGCTTGCGCTTGGCGACGCTATTAGCACATCAGGTCCAAACAAGGTCGAGTTTTTTGACGGGGCAAACAGTACTGCGGTTCTGACGGTATCGGTTGCCGCCGCGTCGTCTGGCGAGTTTTACGACGCCAACGGCACGCTACATACTAGCGCCGCTAATTGGGTTTCAAATCAGACTTCCAAAAGCATTGCGCTCGCCAACTCTTACCTACGGGTGCGAATCGGGGGTGCGGCTAGTGGCGGCACTTCTTTAGCGCACTTTTCGCTTGCATCAGTACCAACGCCCAACCCGCCGACCGGCGTCACCGCAGGCAGCGTAACCGCCTTTGCCGTTACCGCATCGTGGACGGACGCAAGCTCGGACGAAACCGGCTTCAAGGTGCAGTACGCGCCGTCGCCGTACTCGTCCTGGACAGCCTTTAGCGGCTCGCCTACCGCTGCCAATGCGACGACGCTTGCATCGGGCAACGTGCTGACGCCTGGCACGAGCTACAAGATCCGCGTTGCTAGCACCAACGCCAACGGCGACAGCGCGTTTGTCGAGTCGGGCGTATTCACCACGCCGGCGTTTACCTACGCCCGCCCGTCGAGCGACATCACCAAGCAGTGGACGGCCAGCTCCGGCACCGACCACTTTGCAATGATTGACGAAGTGACCGCCTCCGACGCTGACTACATCGGCGCGACTGCTGTCGGCCAGACAACCGAGGTGAAGCTGCAGGCCATGACCGCACCCCAGGCCGGCACAAGCGTGGCGATCGGCTACCGCGTCCAAGGCATCACCGGCGCGGCCGGCGTGACCGTTTCGATGGTGCAAGGCACGACGGTTATCGCAACCGATACAAACCGGACCGCGAACGGTGACTACGTTTTGACCGTTGCGCCTGCGACATGGGCCAGTGTCACCAACTGGACCGACATTCGACTACGTTTTGTGAGCACCTGATGATCTTGCTGACCTCCACATCGGACAAGCTGCAACTGGTCACATCGACCGCTGGTGACATTCGCGTGCAGGCGAGCTATGTTGACCTGTCGGGCACGACTGTCACACCGGGGCGGCTGAATTCTGCGATCTCGACCGCGACCACAACTGATATCGTTGCCTCTCCAGGCGCATCGACTCAGCGCAACATCAAGGGTGTGTCGATCTTTAACGACTCGCCGACCGCATCGAATCAAGTCACGGTCATTCACACTGACGGCACGACTGCGGTCGATCTGATTCAAATGTCGCTGCCGCCGCTGTCGGGCCTGCAATACGTCGATGGGCAGGGTTGGTCAACTTACGGCGACACTCGGCCGACAAACATTCAGACATTCGCTGCGAACGCGACGTGGACCAAGCCGACGAATTTCAATGCTCGCGTCGTGATGGTCCGCGTTTGGGGTGCGGGCGGCGGCGGGGGCGGCGGTTCGTCTTTGGCAACCGCGACCGTCACAAAAGGCGGTGGCGGCGGTGGCGGTGGATGCTTTGTCGAGCGGATTTTTCTCGCATCGGACCTTGCCAATGACGTGTCGGTGACCATCGGTGCGGGTGGCTCGGCAGGTACAGGCGCTGCGGCTGGTGGATCGGGCGGAGACGGCGGCGTCGGCGGCAACACCACTTTCGGCTCACTGCTGACCGGGTACGGCGGCGGCGGCGGGAGAGGCGGGCAGAACAGTGCGCTTGCAACGGGTGGCGGGGGTGGTGGCGGCGGGCACTCTGCTGGTCAAACAGCCACTGCTGCGTTGGGCGGCAACGGGGGGCAGCCAATCACGGTCGGCCCAGGTTTCGACATTCAAGGCGTAACCGGGGCGATTGGCTCAGGTAATAGTTATTACGGGCACTTCGGCGGCGGTGGCGGTGGCGGCTCGACAAATGCTGCTGCTGCAACCTCTGGCGGCGGCTCGCTGTTCGGTGGTGGCGGCGGCGGTTCGGGCGGCGGAACGTCCGCAGTTCCTGCTGTGGTGGGCGGGTCTTCCGGAGGTGGCTTTAGCTCGACTGTCGGCGGTGGCGGCGTGGCCGGCACGTCTGGCCCAGTACCCACTCCGGGCGATGGAGGCGGGCCGACCAACGGCACAACCGGTGGCGCAGGGGGCGGTGGCGGCGGATCGACGGTACAGGCTTCCACGAGTGGCGCAGCGGGCGGTGCGGGCGGGCTTGGTGGTGGTGGTGGCGGCGGCGGCGGCCGTGGCAGCAATCCGGGTCTTGGTGGCGCTGGCGGCATCGGTGGTGCTGGCTATTGCGTTGTGATTTCTTGGTGACGCAATGCTGCTGCTGACATCGACATCGGACAAGATCCAAGTCATCACGAGTGCGGCCACGGCCGTCGGCGTTCATGCGTCGTGGGTCGATCTCAACGGTTCGACTGTAACGCCCAGCCGTTCAAACACGAGCATTGCGGCGGCTGCAACCACGGATGTCGTGGCATCGCCGGGTTCATCGACGACGCGCAACGTCAAGTTCTTGTCGGTGTTCAACGACGCGACAAGCGGCTCGCAGACGATCACGATTCGGCACACCGACGGCACGACTCCGGTGGATCTGTGGCAGGGCACCGTGCCTGCTCAGACTGGCGTGACGTTTGATGACTCAAGCGGATGGCAAGTGACTGCGCCTTATCCGGCAGCGGACGTACAGACGTTCGACGCTCCCGGTGGAACGTGGACCAAGCCCGCAGGCAAGCGGGCCGGGCTGACCCTGATCCGGCTGTGGGGTGCTGGTGGTGGTGGCGGGGGTGGCGCATCTCTGGCAACTGCCGCTGTCGCCAAGGGCGGCTCGGGCGGCGGCGGAGGCGCGTTCGCTAGTCAGATTTTTCCGACCGATTCTCTGCCCGATCAATTTCTTGTGATCATCGGCACAGGTGGCGGCGGCGGCCCCGGCGCATTGGCTGGTCAAGCGGGGACGTCTGGAGTTCAGGGAGGGTACTCGGCCGCTCGCGTGGTGACATACACACTGCTTTTTGCTCATGGCGGGGCTCCGGGGACTGGCGGGCAGAACAGTGCGAACAACACCACGGGTGGCAGCGGGGCAAGCAACCATGGCAACAGCAGTGCTGGGGCGATAAGCAGTGCGGGGGCATCGGGACAACCGACCAACGGCAGCAATTCGTCTGCGTTTGGCCCCACTTGGGAGGGCGGCGCGGGCGGCGGCGGATCCAGCAACAGCGCAACCGTGCCTCTCGTAACTCCGGGCGGAACTGCCCGGTGGGGCGGCGGGGGTGGTGGATCTGGCGGGTGTCACAGCAGCACCCCCACCAACGTCGATGCATCGGCAGGCGGCGGCACTGGCAACGGTATCGGTGCGACAGCGGGCGGGCTGGGTGGCGCAGCGGGCACGAGCGGCGCATCACCCACAGCGGGCGCGACTGGCGCTGCCACTGACGGCATCGTCGGCGGCAAGGGTGGCGGCGGCGGCGGCACAACTGTCACGGCATCCACTTCTGGCGCGGCCGGTGGCAACGGCGGCAAAGGCGGTGGCGGCGGCGGGGGCGGCGGGGTCGGAATGAATCCGGGCCTTGGTGGCAAGGGGGGTGATGGCGGACACGGATTTGGAGTGATCATTTCATGGTGATCCGTAGATTCGCGCTTGTCCGCTCGACCGATGGCGCGGTGGTCAATGTTTGCGTCTGGGATAGCGTGACGCGGTGGGGCAGCACGCTGCCGAGCATCAGCGCGGTCGAGTGCCCGGAAGAAGTCGGCCCCGGATGGTCATACGACGGCGACGAGTGGATTCCGCCACCTGCTGGTCCGCCTTCCGAGGAATGACACATGGCACGCAACGGGTCATTTGATACACATCTTCAGCCGCTCGCGTGGTGGGATGATCAGGCGGTCCCTGAAGGCTGGTTCGACGAAGATCTGATCGGCACGCCGTCGGCGTATTCGCTGCGCGTCACTTGGGCGCAGATCGAGTACACGGCGTCCACGCCGGTCACCATCTCGTGCGGCGTTGGCGGCGCGGTTGCGGCGGGTGCGACTGCGGCAGTCTCAAACTACACCGGCGTCCGCGTCACATGGGCGCAGGCTGAGTACCAGGCACCGCCCGTCACGATCGCGTGCGGTATTGGTAACGCGGTAGCGGCTGGAGCCACGGCGGGCATCTCCGTCAGTTCGTATGGCGGCGTTCGGATTACTTGGGCACAAGCCGAGTACCAGGCAACGGCCGGGGCTACTGTTGCGTGCGGCGTAGGCGGCGCGGTGGCTGCCGGGCCGATTGGTGCAACGGTCTCGGTCGATGTGTCGATCGCCACGGATGTCGGCAACGCGGTTGCCACCGGCCCGATCGGCGCGACCGTGTCGGTTGCCACGTCCATCGCCACGGATGTCGGCAACGCGGTCGCGGCGGGCGCGACGGCAGGCATATCGACGGGATCTGGCGGCGCACTGATCAATGCGGCGGTCGGTGCCGCTACGGGCGCAGGCGCATCTGCCGCCATTCTTTCCGGCAACGCAATCGGCGCAAACGTCGGCGCTGCTGCGGCTATCGGCGCCACAGCGCTGATCGGATCTCAGTCCGTCATCGCTGGCGGCGTGGGCGCGGCGGTCGGCGCAGGCTTGACCGCTGTAGTTTCGCAATCGACAACCATCGCGGCGACCGTCGCCAGCGCCACGGGAGCGGGCGCCACGGCGTCCGTCGCAGCGCAGACGATAGTCGGTGCCACCGTTGGCGCTGCGACCGCTACGAGCCTTCCTGCCCTCGTTGGGGCGGCGGGCAGCGTTGCCGCCAATGTTGGCGCGGCGACAAGCTCTGGGCCGGTCGCGCTGGTCGGCGTTTCGGCGGTCGTGCCCGGATCGGCCGGCCAGGCAGTCGGCACCGGCCCGATCTGCGCGGTTGCCGTCTCGACGATCATCGCCGGCAAGCCGGGTGCGGCAAATGCGGGCAGTTTTGCCGTCGCGATTCCGTTCCGCCTGTTTGTCAACAGCGGCGCGGGGGCAGCGACTGGCTTGCAAGCCGGAGTCTTCACGCTGCCGACCGGGGCGGGTGCCGGCGGCGGCTTCGGCGTCAACGTCCGCCCGGTCCGCCGTGGCTCGGCGGAAACCTCTCGATCCGTCTCTGCCGGTGGCGTGCGGTCTGGCACCGCACCGACTCGGCGCAGCGCATAAGGGCAAGCAATGGGAATCGGACTGATCGAGCTGACCGCACCAACCGTTGAGCCGGTGAGCGTGGCGGAAGTAAAGATGCATTCGCGGATCGGCATCAGTGATGATGACGCACTGCTCGCGATTTACATCACGTCCGCGCGCCAGCTCGCGGAGCAGAAAACCGGCCGCTCGCTCGCGCCGCGCACACTGGTGCGCTACTACGACGAATTCCCTGGCTCGATCGAATTGCCGAAGGGGCCGATTACGTCGATCGACTCGGTCAAGTACATCAACGAAAGCGGCGCGCTGACAACGCTGTCGGGTGCGGCCTATGCGCTCGACGCAACGCAGCTTTCTGGCTGGATCGTGCCAGCTTATGGCACGGAATGGCCGTCAACCTTGACGACGCCGAATGCGGTGCAGGTGCAGTACCAGGTCGGCTACTCCGCATCAGCGATTCCGGCGTCGATCAAGGCCTACATCCTGCTGATGGTCGGCACGCTTTACGAAAACCGCGAGTCTGCATCTGAGCGGCCGGTCGCGGAGAATCCTTTTGCCGAAGCGCTGCTCGCGCGGTACATCGTGAGCGAGCTTGCCTGATGCAAGCCGGCAATCTCTCGCAAGTCGTCACCGTGCAGACGCGGTCATCAACGGTTGACTCTGTCGGCCAGCAATCGACAACCTGGACGGATCTGTTTACCGACCGCGCCGACATCCGGCCGATGAATGGCCGAGAGTTATTTGCAGCGCAGGCGGTGCAGTCCGAAGTCACGACGAAAATCACGATGCGCTACCGGCCGGAGTGGTCGGTCGGCAAGACGGCTGCGGCGTACCGCATTCGGTACGGCACGCGGATATTCGACGTGCACGCGGTGATTGATGTCGGGATGGCAAACCGCACAATCGAAATCATGGCAAGCGAGGGATTGACGAATGGCTAACGTCGGCATCACCGGCGGTGAGGATCTGATCGCTGCGCTGCGCGAGTTTCCGGTCAAGCTCGAGGTGCAGGTCATGGCATCCGCGCTGCGTGGCGGCGCAAAGGTCGTCCAGGCGCAGGCGGTCGAGAATGTGCCGGTCGACTCCGGCGATCTGCGCGACTCGATCAAGATCCGGCGCCGCACAAACAAGCGCACTGGATACGTCAATCTGCTGGTGACCGCCGGCAATAAGAAGGCCTGGTACGCGCACATCATCGAATTCGGCGCAAAGGCGCACATTATCAAGCCGCGTAAGCGCAAGTCGCTCGTGCTGGCTGGCCTGTTGCGCGAGATCGTAAACCATCCAGGCGCGCGTGCGAGCGGATTCATGCGCCGCGCGTTTGACCAGACCGCGAACGGTGCGGTTGACGAAGTCGCACGCTTGACGAAGAAGGGCATCGAGCGGCTTGAGTGGCGCCGCAGCAAAGGACGGATCTGATGTCGCTTGAATCCGCAATCGTCGCGCGCGCTGCCGCGACGCCGTCGCTCGTCACCGAGATCGGCAACCGCCTATTCAACGCCGTCGCGCCAGCGAATGCCGCGCGGCCGCACGTTGTCTTTGATCTGAT